TTGTCGCAAAAGCCCCAAAATGACTCAAGAAGCCACGAACATGACGAATAAGGTCACAGACGGTCACGTTATGCCTGTGCCTGCCTTAAAACGGCTGCAAACGGTTTTGGGTAGGGACACAGATACCGTTTATGGCATTTCCACGCCTAGAATCCACACACCACTGAACGATTTGCCTTCACGCGGGCATGAATTGATTGATTTGGCGGCTGACTTGGACATTTCCTTGATGGAATGGCAAAAATTCATGTTGATTCACTCTCACAAAATTAAACCTGACGGCAGGTGGGCGACCCCCTTAAATATCTGCACCGTTGCCAGGCAAAATGGAAAATCATTTTTGCAACAGATTCGCATTTTGGGTGGACTTTTCTTATGGGAAGAACCGTTGCAAATTGGGTCAGCGCACCGCCTGGCAACAAGCCTGGAACAATTCAGGGCATTAATTTCACTTATTGAAGCAAATGACGGACTGGCAAAAAAGGTCAAACGCGTGCGTTGGGCGCACGGGGCTGAAGAAATTGAAACATTGCATGGGACGCGTTTTATGGTCAAGGCAGGTGGGTCAGCCGCACGCGGTGTGTCCCGACCTGAAACCGTCCACCTGGACGAATTGCGCGAACAGACCGACCTTGAAAGTTTTGCCAGTTTGCGTTACACCCTTTTAGCAGCTAAAAACCCAATGGTCATGTGTTACACAAATGCGGGTGATTCTGCAAGCGTAGTTTTGAATTCTTTTCGTGATAGGGCGTTGGCAAAAATTGCAGGTGCGGAAGATGAAATTGGATATTTTGAATGGTCAGCCCCAACTGACGAAATCAGCGTTGAAAATGCCAGGCACGCCAATCCAGCAATGGGCGTAACAATCCATTCCGACAATATCAAAAGCGTTTTGAATGACCCGCCTGACGTGGTTATGACTGAAGTTTTGTGCAGGTGGGTTATTGCCATTTCAAGTGCGGTTGACTCAGGTTCATGGGCAAAATGCTTGGACAAGTCCGTTGACCTTGACCCTGACAAATTGACGTGGCTTGCCGTTGATTTGTCGCCTGACAGAAAAAATGGAAGTTTGGTTGCCGCCCAAAAATTAGGTGATGAAACGTTTGTGGTCAAATTACTTCACACCTGGTCAAATGCGTTGCAGTTGGACGATAGGGCAGTTGCCAATGATTTGGCAGATTACGCGCGCAAGTACCCGACCGAATACGTTTTGTATTCTCGCAAGACTTCAGGGGCGGTGGCTGCCAGGCTTGCACCCGCTGGAATCCCAATTTATGACATGGACAACGCTTATCCGCAATCGTGTGACGAACTTTTGTCGGCTATCAATAGCGGCAGGCTGAAACACAGGGGGCAAGCCCAATTGACGGACGAAATCTTATCTGCCGTGCAATTGCGGCGTGGGGACGGCGGGTGGGTTATTGGAAGACGTGCCAGCGCAAAAATTGTGTGTGGCGCGGTGGCAACTGCACTTTTGACGCATTTTGCGACACGCCCAGTCAATGACCTTGACATTATGGTTGGGTGAGAGTAAAAGTCTGACACAATTTCTACATGGGATTTTCTGATTTATTTACGCGGGCAAAAGTATCTGCTGCCGTTCCAGCTAATACGCAAGAAGTTGACGCTTCCAGCATTGCGCCTTATTACAGTGAAATAGGAAATCTCTTTTTATTTGGTGGAATAGTCAATGCGTCCCGCGCTGAAGCCATGAGCGTGCCAACGGTTGCACGTGCGTTGGGTATCGTTCAAACCATTGCTTCATTGCCTATGCACACCCGCAATCAGGCAACGGGCGAAAAAATATCGCAACCGCGTGTTATCAACCAACCCGACCCAAGAATCCCAGGGGTTACATTTTGGGCGTGGATTATTTCAGATTTATTTTTTTTCCCGACTGCTTATGCCTATGTTAATGACAGGTATGCCGATACAGGCAGAATTCGCGCAATGGAAAGAATTGCACCTGAACGCGTAACAATCCAAACCAATGGTGTCGGTTTTGAAATTGTTTCTTATTCAATTGACGGTTCATTTGTTGACCCTGCAAATTTGGTCGTTTTCAATGGCACACAGGAAGGGTTGTTGTCCCGCGCAGGTCGCACAATAAAAGCAGCCGCAGCCCTAGAACGTGCAGCGATGAATTTTGCAAATGAACCAATTCCGCAAATGGTTTTGAAATCAAATGGAACGTCATTGCCTGCTGACCGCGTTTCAAAATTGTTAAGTGCTTGGAAAACCGCAAGGGCTTCCCGTAGTACGGCATTTTTGAACGCAGATGTCACGTTGGAAACAATCGGTTATGACCCACGAAATTTGCAGCTAAATGAAGCCCGAAATTACGTCAGTTTAGAATTAAGCCGCGCTTGTAATATGCCTGCTTATTTCACAGATAGTCAACAATCCAGTTTTACTTATGCAAACGCCTTAGACAAAAGGCGTGACCTTGTTGATTTTGCATTTAGAAATTACATGCACATAATTGAGGAACGCCTATCTTTTGCGGATTTCACCCCTGCTGGCAATACCGTGAAATTTGATTTAGACGATTTCTTGCGCGGCAATCCATTTGAACGTGCGCAAGTTTATGAAATTTTGAACCGCATTGGCGCAATGAGCGTTGATGAAATACGTGAGGAAGAAGACATGCTGCTATGAAAAAAGTAATCACACCAATGCTTATCACGGCTGCCGATTCAAACAGTCGCACAATCACGGGTCGCATTGTTACGTTTGAAGAAACAGGCAACACGTCAATGGGCAAATTACAATTTGCAAGTGATTCAATTTCACCTGAACCAGTCATGTTGAATTTGGAACATGACCGCACGCGGCGCATTGGCAAAACATTGTCAATTCAATCAAGCGACAAAGGCATTGACGCGACTTTCAAAATTGCAAACACCACTGCTGGCACTGACGCATTGGTTGAAGCGCAAGAAGGTTTGCGGGACGGATTTAGCGTTGAAGTTTCATTTGATGAATACGAAACACTTAAAGATGGAACAATCCGTGTTTTGAAAGGTGACTTGACGGGGGTTGCATTAACCAGCGAACCTGCAATTAGGTCAGCGCGTGTGGCTGAAGTGGCTGCAACTGAAGACAATGAAATTTCAGATTCAACAACTGAAACTGAAGAAATACCAACTAACATAGGAGAAGACAAAGTGGAAGACACCGTCAAAGACGCTTCAACCGCCGAAACGGTAGAAGCCGCACAGTCAGTAACCGCTGCTGCTCATGCAGTAGGTGGCTACAAAACCAAACCACGCATTGAAATTACTGCTGCAAAATATCTTGAAAACAAGGTACTTGCCGCGTTAGGTAATGAAGACGCGCGCCAATATGTCATGGCAGCTGATAACAACACCACAGATTCAGCAGGACTTGTTCCAACACGTCAATTGGCTGAAGTAATCAACGGACTTGCAACAACAATTCGTCCAAGCATTGACGCCATTTCACGCGGTGCATTGCCTGACGCTGGAATGACATTTGAAATTCCAAAAATTTCCGTTGTTCCTACGGTCGCGCAAATAAATGAAGGCAGCGCATTTTCTGACACAAACATGGAAAGTGCATTTCTTTCAGTGGACGTCAAAAAATTTGCAGGTCAACAAAATTTCACAGTAGAATTATTGACTAGGACTTCACCTTTATTTTACAATGAATTACTTTTGAACATGGTTGCGGCAATGGCTAAAGCGCAAAATGCTTATGTCAACGGAATTCTTGTTGCAAACGCAACAGTAGATGGAACAACACTTTCAGCACTTCCAACGGCTGCCGAATTGCTTGCATATGTTTCACGCGGTGCGGCTTCCGTTTATTCAAACACCACTGGTTTTGCCCGTAACATAATCATGGGTTCAAGCCAATGGGCAAACACAATGTCACTCAACGAAAACGGACGCCCAATTTACATGGCTTCCCAACCTTCCAATGCTGGTGGCGCGTTGCGTCCCGATTCATTGCGCGGGAACGTTGCAGGGCTTGATTTGTATGCTGATTTTGCTTCACCTGGTGGTTCAGATGATGGTTCACTACTTATTGTGAATCCGTCTGCATACACATGGTATGAAGGCACACAATATCAATTGCGTGCAGAATCAACGGCAGATGGTTCAATTAACATTGGCGTTTATTCATTCGGCGCGGTCGCAGTCAAACTTGCGGGCGGCGCGTTCCGTAACAACAAATAACAAAAACAATCATGCGGCAGATTCTCCCGATTCTGCCGCAGCAGTAGAAAGGAAACTGGCATGCCTAGCATTGTGACGGCGGGTCAATTACGCACGGTGCTTGGTGTGTCAGTTTCACTTTATTCAGACGCCTATTTGGACGAAATTATTAACACCGCCGAAGACGTTATTTTGCCCATGCTGGTTGCCAACGTTTCAGCAGTTACGGCTTACGAATTAAAAACAAACGTGGCTTATTATTACACCCAACGCGCTCACCATTTTGTTGAAGGTCAAAGCGTTATTGTCACGGAATTGCCCGCGCCATTTACTGCAACCGTCACATTGGGCGACTTGATTGGCGTTCACTTTTTTACCGCCGCAAATGTTACAAGTGACGTGACATTGCGTGAGATTATTCCAAACGGCAAGGCAACATTGTCAGGCTATTCAGCAGCTAACATTTATGCGTCCACACCTGCAATTGAATCTGCAATTTTGGCAGTTAGCGTTGAAGTGTTCCAGTCGCGCGTTGCAGCAGGTGGACAAATTGAGGGTGTGGACTTTACTAGCACACCTTACAGAATGGGAAGAAGTTTAACCAACAGGGTGTCAACATTGCTCATGCCATACCTGGACGTTGAAACGGTCGTCCAATAATGCCCGCGTCTAGCATTGCAGGCACGCGCGCAGCCCTGGCAAATTCATTTTCAGCCTTGCAAGCCAGTGTTTATGAATCCGTGCCTGAGTCACCAATCCCGCCTGCCATTTGTATTTTGCCAGGTTCGCCATACATGGAAGTTGTCTTAATTAATGGGTCAACAACAAAGGTTCAAATTAATTTTGTCATTAGCGTCATTGTCGCGTCCAATAGCAATGCAGGTTCATTAGACAACTTGGAAAAACTAATAATCGGAATTCTTGCGGCAATGCCCGCAGGATATGAGTTGGGAACGATAGAAAAGCCAACAGTTTTGGAAGTAGGACAAAGTCCAATGTTGGTGGCTGACATAAACGTTACCACCTATTACACGCAAACGAACTAAGGAGAAAAAGAAATGGCAACAACAGTAATCACTGGTCGTAACATTTCGTTGTCTTTCACAGGTGGAACAGACATTGAAGCCCAAGCGACCAGCGCAGTTTTAACCAAATCATTTGACCGTCAGACGTACCAAACACTTGATGGGGAAGCCTATTTTGTGACTAATGTCGAAGCGGAATTTGTTTTGGAAATGCTTGCGGATTGGGGCAAGGCAAGCAGCGTTTGTGAAGCAATTTGGACGGCTTGCGATACCACACCAAATGGCGTGGTTACAGTTACAATGGAAGCGACAACAGGTGCGGAATTTGTATTTGACGCATTGTTAAATTATCCAAGCGCAGGCGGTGCGGGCATGGACGCTCAAACCGTTACGTTTACTTGGAAGGTTTACCAGGGCGAAGTCACAGAAACATTCAGCTAAAAACTAGAATCGGGAGAAAAGAAAATGAAATTACCAATCACAATTGAATTCAACAATGGCGAACAGGCAACCTATATTGCCGCCCCGCCTGAATGGGTACGTTGGGAAAAAAGCACGGGCAACACCATTGCCCAAGCGCAAGACAAAATTGGCATTTCAGATTTGGTGTTTTTGGCTTATCACGCCATGCGGCGTGAAGCGGGCGGCAAACCAGTCAAACCGCTTGAAGCCTGGACAGACACAATTGCTGAAGTCATTGTGGGTGAAGCAAGCCCAAAAGTTATCCAGTCGGAAGCCTTGCAAGAGTAGTTTGGGAACTAGCCCTGGCAACGGGGTTAGCCCCAAACGAATTTGAAACCGCTGAAGACATTTTGACCGTGATTGAAATTTTGGAAGGGCGGAACAATGGCAAATGAAGTAACCATTGGTTATGACAAGCAGGAATTGCGCGCCATCATTGGTTCATTCAAGGCAATGAATGAAGAAGCCACTGCCCAAGCAAAACAAGAAACTTCAGCCCTTGCCGAATGGGTCAAAGGCAGAATTGTTACGGCGTCCAGGGGTACACGCAATTTGGTTGACAATAGAGTGGCTGAAGGGGCAAAAGTTTCAAAGTCTTCAAAAATTGGCGAAATTTCATTTGGTTTTGCTGGTCAGAAATTTAGCGGCGGTGCAACAACGCAACAAGTGTGGGGCGGTGTTGAATTTGGTTCAAACCGTTGGAAGCAATTTCCAGTTTGGTCAGGGCGTGAAGGGCGTGGGTCACGGGGCTGGTTTATTTACCCAACCTTGCGCGCTGCCCAACCTGAAATCGTCAAGCGTTGGGAAGAATCCTTTTCAAAAATCATAAGGGAGTTTAACTAATGACTGGCAGTCGCACACTTAAACTTTCAATTCTTGGTGACGTTTCCGACCTAAACAAATCCTTAAAAGCAGGCGGGGCAGACGTTGACACGTTTGGCGACAAGATTGGCAAGGCTGGCAAATTAATGGCAGCGGCATTTGTTGCCGCCGCAGCCGCCGCAGCTGCTTATGCAGTCAAGATTGGAATTGATGGCGTCAAGGCTGCATTGGAAGATGAGAAAGCACAAAGAATCCTTGCCCTGACCTTAGAAAATACAACAGGGGCAACCAACGCCCAAATTGCAGCGGTTGAAAAATACATAACAAAAACTGCCCTGGCAACAGGTGTAACAGATGATGAATTGCGCCCTGCATTTTCACGTTTGGTTCGTTCAACAAAAGACGTTGAAGAAGCACAAAAATTATTAAGTTTGGCATTGGATATATCTAGTGCAACTGGCAAGCCGTTGGAAGCAATTTCAAACAGTTTAGGCAAGGCATATGACGGAAACACAAACGCACTTGGCAAACTAGGTTTGGGCATTGACCAATCCATTTTGAAGACCAAAGATTTTAATTTAGTTTATGAAAGTTTGCGTGGGTCGTTTGCAGGATTTGCAGCCCAAGAAGCCCAAACATTTCAGGGCAGACTTGACCGTTTGAATGTTGCATTTGATGAAGCAAAAGAAACCATTGGTTTTGCCTTATTGCCCGTTTTAGAAAAAATCATTACTTTTATTAATGACCAAGCCGTGCCAATTATTGACAAACTTTCAGGTGCTTTTAGTCTGACTGAAGGACAGGGTTTGGGCAAGATAATCACGGACGTTGTCAATGTTGTCCGTGACGTGGCTGAACCAATTTTCAAAGCCATGATGGGAACTTTTGATAAGTTAAAAAAAGTCATAACAGATAACAAAGACAATTTTCAGGCATTTTTTGACGTGGTCAAAGCCCTTGCGCCTATTCTTGGCACGGTAATTGGCGGTGCAATTAAGGTGATTGGTGACGTGGCTGAAGTGGTTTTAGCTATATTTGCAAAAGTATTAGGCGCATTAAAACCTTTAATTAATGGGGCAATTGATGGAATCAATGCAATTATTTCTGCTTACAATAAATTACCATTTGGTGACATTTCGTTAATTCCTAAAATTGGCGGCAGTAGTTTTGCAACAACAGGAACGCCTGGTGCAATTTCAGGCGGCGCAAAAACAGGGACAGGAACAGGAACAGGCACGGGGACAGGCGGAACAGGTGGGGCAGTGGCAGCAGCGGTGGCAGGGGCAGTCACCGCTGGTGCTAAGGCAGGTGCAGCCGCCGCCGCCGCCGTGAATCCAGGTAACAAAAGTGGAACGTTTGCGTTCACCCCCACACCAATGTTTGGTGGGGAAACAGGTTTTGCCCCAAGTATTCCAACGCCCGTTTTTCAGTCGGCATTGACTCAATCGGCAGCAATCCGCCGTGCGGAAGCGGCGACCGCGTCACCAACAATAAACATAACCGTTAACGGTGCAACCAATTCTGAAGACGCTGCACGGGCAATGATTGACACACTGAATCGTTCAACATATCGCGGCACGGGCGGGTCAAGCAATTTGGTCACAATATGACCGTTTGGAATCCTATTTGGAAAGTTGAAATTGACGGTGTTCCATACACCACTGCAATTTTGGCAAACTTAATCATTCGCAGCGGGCGAACCAATATCTATGAACAAGCCCAAGCGGGATTTTGCACCATTGAATTAATTGACACCACACAAACGGCAATACCCGTTTCAATCAATTCAACCATTGGCATTTCGGTCAAAGACAGTGCAGCGGTGTTTGTTCCCATTTTTGGTGGCAACGTGGTGGACATTGGTTTGTCAGTAAGGGACGCGGGGCAAATTGGCTTCAGCCAAACTTATTCAATCACGGCATTGGGTGCATTGGCGCGTTTGCCTAAAGCCCTGACAGATGGCGTTTTGACGCAAGATTTTGACGGTACACAAATTTATGACATTTTGCATGAAGTCTTATTTGCGACATGGGCGCAAGTACCAGGGGCGGAAACTTGGACAACTTATGACCCAACAATTACTTGGGCAAATGCTGAAAACAACGGATTTGGTGAAATTGACGTTCCTGGCAATTATGAATTGACGGCACGCGGTTCAGACCGTACCAACGTTTATGCCCTGGTTTCAGCCTTAGCCACTTCAGGTTTGGGTTATATTTTTGAAGACGCGCAGGGGCTTATTGGGTATGCTGATTCGACACACCGCACAATTTATTTGGCAACCAACGGTTATGTTGATTTAGACGCAAACCAGGCACGGGCGGCAGGCTTGCGCATTGAAACGCGGGTGGGTGACGTGCGCAATTCCGTAACTATTAAATACGGGACAACCAGTCAATTTGAAGAATCAGCTAGTGACGCAACTTCAATTGTTCAATACGGTCAACTTGCCCAAATTATCAATACCACCATAAAGCACGCGGCAGACGCCCTAAGTCAAGCCCAATTTTATTTGACCCTACGCGCCCAACCGCAGCCCATTTTTAGTGAAATCACATTTGACCTGACCAACCCTGAAATTGATGATGGCGACCGTGATAACTTAATCAAGGTTTTTATGGGTGAAGCAATTGCGCTAGTCAATCTGCCATTGAACATGAGCGCGGGAACATTTCAAGGTTTTGTTGAAGGCTGGTCATTTAGGGCAGGCTTCAATGAATTGTCCGTAACATTGCTATTGTCACCGCTTGCCTACTCATTACAGGCAATGGCGTGGAATGATGTGCCAATAACAGAAACGTGGACAAGCGTGTTGCCGACATTAGATTGGGAAAATGCCACAATAGTGGCTTAGAAAAGGGGAACAAATGACAAATCCAACAAGCAATTTTGGCTGGCAAATGCCAACGGCGACCGATTTGGTCACGGATTTGCCTGCAGATTTTGAAGTTTTTGGACAAGCAGTTGACACTGATTTTGTGGATTTATTAGGCGGAACAACTGGACAAGTTTTGTCTAAGACAAGTGCCACTGACTTGGACTTTACTTGGGTGACTGCAAACCCTGGTGACATAACTGGTGTGACCGCTGGCACGGGAATCAGCGGCGGTGGCACTAGCGGCACGGTCACAGTGACAAATGACATGGCAACAACAATCACCGCCGCAGGTGACATTGTTGTTGGTACAGGTTCAGGCACTTATGACAATTTGCCAATTGGAACAACGGCGCAAGTTTTAACCGCTGACACTACGGTTTCGCCTTACAAAGTAAAATGGGCAACCGTTGGAAGCGGCGCAGTCGTACAAGTCAAAAGTATGAATTCAGCAACCGCCACGTCAACATCTTCCAGCGCATTTCAAGACAGCACATTGACTTTAGCAATTACTCCAACATCTGCAAGCAATAAAATTCTTGTAATTGCTACAGTCAATTCAATTCTTCGAGGCGCGGTGACTTCAGGTGTTGGCTTGCAATTGGTCCGCACTGCTACTTCTATATCTGTATTTGAAAAGAATTTTTTATACACAGATAGCGGCGGCGGCACATTCGTCGGAGCGTCTTCTCACGCATATTTAGACTCACCAGCGACCACATCTGCAACCACTTACAAAGTCCAATTCAGGTCAGTCAATGGCAGTAATAGTGTGACAGTACAAAACGATGCTACAAATTCAAGTCTAGTTTTGATGGAGGTTACACCATGATACACGCAGAAATTGTGAAAGCCTTAGCAAACCTAAAACCAGCAACTCAATGGACACTTTCAGGCGATGACTATGCCGATTTAGTTTGGTTATCGGCTGGCAGCGCACCAACTCTTGCGGAATTAGAAACAGAAATTGCACTTTTGCCAACAAAAGAAAAAGCAAAAGCAGACAAAGCAGCTGCCGAAAAAGAAGCATTATTAAGCAAACTTGGCATAACTGCCGATGAAGCCAAACTTTTATTGAGTTGACATGACATATCCTGACGGCACAAATGCCAGGTTGATTGAAATTGCAATTGCTGAAGTCGGCACGGTTGAAGAAGGCGACAACCTGACCAAGTACGGCAAATTTACAAAAGCAGACGGTTTGCCCTGGTGCGGCAGTTTTGTTAATTGGTGTGCAGCCCAAGCAGGTGTCAAAATTCATTCAGTTGTTGGGACTTCAATTGGCGCACATAAATTCAAAGAAATAAACCGTTGGTCAAATATGCCGCAATTGGGTTATTTGGCGTTTATGGATTTTCCCCATGATGGCGTTGACCGTATTTCACACATTGGAATTGTTGTTGGATTAATGCCAGGTAATCAGTGCATGACAATTGAAGGCAACACCAGTGGCACGGGCGACCAACGCAACGGTGGAATGGTTATGGTCAAGGTTCGCAATTACGGTGAGGGAAAAGAAATTCTTGGGTTTGGAATTCCCAAGTTTGTTCTATACAAAGGCGACTTTCCAAAAGTTGCACTTCCACAATCGGGAGAAAAACCGAAAAAGGAGAAGACACAATGGAAAAAGCAAAAGCCATAAGCGCGTCTTGGGCGCGTTCATTTTTAGCTGCAATTCTTGCCCTATACATGGCAGGCATTACAGACCCAAAAACGTTGTTGACCGCTGGCATTGCAGCCCTTGCACCAGTTGTTTTGCGTTGGCTCAACCCCAATGACAAGGCATTTGGCAACAAGTGAGCGTGGGCGAATGGACGGCGGTTGGTGGGCTTGTCATTGCGGTGCTGACTGCCGTTTATTCGTCAACCCGATTCATGGTGAAATCAATCATGCGGGAATTAACCCCGAACAGTGGCAAAAGCCTGAAAGACCAGGTCAGCCGTATTGAACAAAGACTTGACACCCTAATCCTGGAAATGGCATTGCGTAAAAGCGACTAAGACACGCCCAAAACCACGCTTGAAGGTTGATTTTGTCAGTGGCATGCCCCACCCTTAATCCAGGCGGCAATTTCGCCGCTTAGAATCGGGAGAATCTAAAATGGTTGTTGATTTGTTAGACCCACAAACAGTTTGGCGTTTGATTTTGATTGGCATTTTGTGTGTCATGTTTAGTGCAGTTGGTTATGCCAGGGGACACAAAGACGGAAGCCGTGAAGGTTTCACGCGCGGGCGGGCAGTAAGCCGTCACGCAAGCAGGGGGGTGAAATAAATGGGATTCCTGGACAATTATGAAGCAAGCCGCGCACGCTTGGAACGCTGGTGGCTGACTTACCCAAACGGGCGCATTGAAACCCGCATTGTTGAATTTAGTGCCGAAAAAGGGTTTGCATTAATTGAAGCAAAAGCATTTCGCAACGCGGAAGATTTGCTACCCGCTGGAATTGATTTTGCATTTGGTTATCAAGCCGCCTATCAAAAAAACATGGCACGTTGGTTTGTCGAAGATACGACAACAAGTGCAATTATGCGCGTGCAACAACTTGTCATGGGCGGGGCTGAAAGAAGCACGCAAGAAACAATGCAACAGGTTGAAGACCTTTCAACAAAAGAATTAAAAACGGGGCAAGATTATGACTATTGGACAAAAACTTGGGGTGAAATCCCAAGTTACAAAGAAGACCCGTCATTGCAAGAAGCAGGTATCCCAACGCTAGGTTCAACCATTGAAGAAATCACCACGCAATTGGGCGGTCAATTGGTTGAAGAAAAGCCACGTTGCAAACATGGAAGCCGTATTTGGAAAGAAGGAAAATCCGAAAAGACGGGGAAAGCATGGGGCGGCTATTTCTGCACTGAAAAAACAAAAGCCACACAGTGTGACCCCGTTTGGTACATGCTAGGCAGTGACGGACAGTGGCGAATTCAGCTATGAACAAGAAAAGGTTAATTCGCGCCCTGGTTATTTTTGAAGTCATTTTGGTTGTTGCATTGATTGTGATAATGGCGCAATGAGTGATTACATGGAAGTAATCAACGTTAAAACAATGACATGCAAACTGCTTAAAAACGGTGAGGTTGTTGCCGAATACAAAGTGGAACAATGTGACAAATGCAGCCAATTAAAAAAACTGGATTCATTTGGTTATCAAAAGGGTTATGACCTGACTGAAAACATTATTTGGTTTTGCGGGGATTGCCGTTGAAAATGTCATTAACGCCTGAGGAACATTGCGTGTGCATGTTGGCAGCGGTCAAATTAAGCGAACATGGCACAAAGATGGCAGATTATGTTCAGCGATACCAAACCCAAATGCCGTTTTTTGACTATTTGGCACAATCTGCCGAAACCATTGCAAGTGAATGGGTGGTTGCAAAATACTTTCGACTTCCATTTGACCCATTTGAAAACAAATTTAAGGTCAAAGCAGACGTTGGCAATGGCATTGAAGTCAAGTGGACTAAGTACGTTGCGGGGCAAATGATTGTCCATGAGTATGACCGCATTGACGACATTGCCGTTTTGGTGACGGGGCAAGCCCCACATTATTTCATAGCAGGTTGGATTCCAGTTGCAATGGCACAAAAACCCAAGTATCGCCATTCCAGGCAGCCAAACTGGTGGGTTACGCAAATCAATCTTCAGCCAATTGAGAATTTGAGGAAATCCAATTATGGACAATGTGCAATTTGAATGTCGAATGTGCAAGAAGATAACCAAACAATTGGTTCACAAAATCACAGACCTTTTGCCACCCAATGTGCAAACCATTCAATGCACGGTGTGCAGCGCAATGAGCATTGCAACGTTATGGCAAACCAGCTAATAACCGTGCTAATGGGCGCACCAGGGGCAGGCAAGTCAACATGGGTGCGCAACAATGCCAGCGGTTTTGAGCATATTTACAATACTGAAGCCGTGCGCATAAACCGTGACCTGGACGTTGGGCGATACCTTTACATTGCCCGATTGAAGGCAATTGCAGCCCTGGAAGCAGGTCAAGACGTGATTGCAGATGGAACACACACTATTGCAAATCACCGCCTGGTGTGGCTTAGGGCGGCTGAAAGGCTAGGCATTGACACGCAATTGATTGTGTTTGATACGCATTGGCAGATTTGCTTGGACGTACAAAAAGGGCGCGAATATCCCGCGCCGCGTTCAGTGGTGGTGACGCATTGCCGTAATCTTAAAATCCAGGTCAGGTCATCAATTGGACGTGAAGGGTGGGGGTCAATTGAAACCATTAAACGTTGAAAGTTATCCACAGGCGTTTTCCACAGGTGGACAAAACCTGTTGGACACGCCCAAGCCCCTGCCTAAGTTGTCCACACCGTTGACACGTCTGCTACGCTATTTTTGCTTGAAGCAAGACGCGGTCGCGGATATCTTGCAAAAGCGCAAATTGCTAATGGGTGCGCTTTATGCTTTCTTAGCATTGCTTTCAATAACCAGCCAACCAAATGCAAATGCAGCTAATTATTCAACAGATTATTTGCGATTGTATGCACATTCCAGGATTCTGATTTATGATGAATTCAAATGTTTTGACCGCATAATCACAAAGGAAAGTCATTGGAATTACAAAGCACGCAACAAAAGCCATTGGGGATTGGGTCAGATGAAGTCCAGGCATTATGGGACGTTAGACCCTTACAGACAAATAGACGCAACCTTGCGTTATATTGAATTAAGATATTCCACGCCATGCAAGGCATGGGAACACCACCAAAAGAAGAATTGGTTTTGATGATGGCAAGTGCATTGAAAGACACTGGAAGCACTGACAAATGGCGCAAGATTCGTGCCAGGATTATTGCCAGGGACGGCGGAATTTGCCAGGAATGTGGGGCGGAAGGCAACACGGTTGACCACATAGTGCCACGAAGTGCAGGGGCAGGGGACGAAGACTGGAATTTGCAATGTTTATGCGCAAAATGCAATTATTCTAAAGGGGGGCGGTTTTTTTTACGGCACGCAACAC